GGTTGGTATGCCGTCCCGACCCGGTCGGCGAGGTCATGCAGCGCGTCTAACCGCCTTGATTCGTCCGAGTCCCGGTCCGCGATTGGTCCGAAAGAGACTGATACGATCCACTCACCCCCGGGAGCTTCCTCCAGGAGTCTCCGCCGCTCACCCAGGCCCGTGCTTTGAGCTCAGCGCGCCAGACCTCGGTCAACGACTCGGCCCCGCAATTCCGCGTCGACCCTCACCTCGCATCGGCCTCCGAGGTCGATCACCTCGCCTGACCGGGAAGGATTGTCGCGCGACGCCCATTCCGGTCTCCAGGTCCATCGCGACTCACGCGCCATCCAGCGCCCGGGCTCAAGAACAGCCACGAAACACCCGGCCGCCGGGGTGCGCGAACCCGGTCAGGCGCACGAAAACAGACCCCGTCCCGTCGCCGCACGTTTCTCGCTTCCAACGACTTGGAAAGCCGCGACCGCGCAGAAAATGGCGGCCGCGCGGCGCAAGGGTGTGGAGGCCGTTCGGATTCTCGCCGCCGGAATAGCGATCCGCGGTCCGCCCCTTCTTCGTTGTTCCTGTCCCCACCCCCCGTGCAACCCACGGGGACCGAGTCCGGACGGTCCAATGGCTATCCCGCGTTGCCCGGCACGGCTTCACATATTATAGTAATATATAGTTATTTTAAGATTAAAATAATAAAAACTTATAACTTCATTCTGTTTGTGCCTTAGAGGCGATCCGGGAAGGCTTTGTAGGGTGGGCGGTGCCCACCCTACATCGGTCGAACCGGCCTATCCCGATTGCCTCTTGGTGGCGAATGCCACGGCGCGGGAAGGTTGAGGCTCCATGACTTCGAGTTCGGACCAGAAGGGACCCGAGCCCACGTCTCCGAAGCGACGAAACCCGGCCGCCCATCTGGCGGCGCACCGGTTCCAGCCCGGGCAGTCGGGCAACCCGGGCGGCCGTCCCAAGGCGCGGTCGATCACGACCGTCCTTCGCGAGCGGCTCGACGAGGCGATCGCTGGCGACAAGGACGTGCGGGCGGCGGTCGAGCGGCTCGTCGAGGCGGTCCTCAAGCAGGCGATCGCCGGCGACCTCAAGGCGCTCGCGCTGCTGCTCGAACGGACCGAGGGACCACCCCCGGCGAAGGGGGACGAGGCGGCACGGGGCGGAGCCGTCAACAACCCGGTCGTCATCTATCTCCCCCATAACGCCCGAGATGAGCCCGGAGCCGAAAGAGCCAATTCGGCGAGTGTCGAATCCACGAAAAATCCATAAAATCATTAGATATGCACATATAATAGAAGCGATTTCCCGGACGGAGATCCGGCCGCAAGAGGGGCCAAGGCGAGCTTCCTGGCCAGCCTCAGAGACGGAGATCGTCGTGGACTCGCTCACATCCGCGATTATTGATGGAGTCCGTGTGAGGCTCCGGGAGAATCTGGTCTAAGGTCATTGTACGATCCTGAACATTCTCAGCCAATCGGATCTGCACGTATAATGACAGCGATTTATCAGACCGTGATAAAACCCCAGGAGGGTGCCCAAAGTCGCTTCCTTGAAAGCGTCGCTGATATCGCGGTCTACGGAGGCGCGGCGGGGGGCGGGAAGACCTACGGGCTACTCCTGGAACCGCTCCGGCACATCGCGAACCCGGGGTTCGGCGGGGTGATCTTCCGCCGCACCAGTCCCCAGATCACCAACGAGGGGGGGCTCTGGGACACGGCCGAAGGCGTCTATCCACTCCTGGGGGCCCGCGGTCTGGTCGGCTCGCTCGACTGGCGGTTCCCCTCCGGCGCGAGCCTCGGGTTCCGGCACCTCCAGCACGAGGCCACCAAGTACGACTGGCAGGGAACACAGCTCGCGTTCCTGGGTTTTGATGAACTCTCGCACTTTTCAGAATCTCAATTCTTTTACCTGATCGGCCGGATGCGGTCGGTCTGCGGCGTCCGTCCCTACTGCCGGGCGACGACGAACCCCGATCCGGGGTGGGTCAAGCGGTTCCTGGCACCATGGGTCGATAAGACCTTCCCCGACCCGGCCGACTCGGGCGTGCTGCGATGGTTCGTAAGGGTCAAGGGTCAACTGGTCTGGGGACGTTCGAGGGAAGACCTGCTGGAGCACCACCCCGGCCTCCAACCCAAGTCCGTAACGTTCATCCGGGCGTCCGTGTGGGACAACCCGGCCCTTCTCGAAAAGGATCCGGACTACCTTGGCAACCTACAGGCGCTCCCCGATGTTGAACGTGCTCGGCTTCTCGATGGGGACTGGGACGTCCGGCGCGAGGGATTGGTCTATCCCGGCTTTGGCGCGTGCGTGGTCCGCCCGTTCGAGTTGCCTGAAGGCCGCGACGTCGGGGGGATTGACTTCGGCTGGAATCATCCGTTCTGCGCCCTGGCGGCGGTCCTGGATCGCGACGACGTGCTCTGGGTCCATTGGGAGCGTTACCAGAGCTGGAACACCTTGCCCCAGCATTCAGCCGCCTTGCCCCCCCACGTCGAGTGGAGCGCCGACCCGGCCCGACCTGAATCCATCGCGGAACTGAGGATCGGCGGCCATGACGTTTATCCCTGTGTGCACATCGGGCAGCGCCCGATCCTGACCGGCATCGACATGGTCGCCGAGCGCATCCGGTCGCGGCGGCTCAAGATCAGCCAGGAATGCGCGGAGCTGGTCCGCGAGGCCGGCCTGTATCGCTACGACACCGACACGGACCGCGAGCAGCCGATCGACGCCGACAACCATGCCTGTGATTCATTGAGATATCTCATAACGATGATCGACCGCGGCCGTGCGATCCACCCCGACCGCCCGAGCCTCCCCGAGGACGACCGGCGCACCCTCGAACGGGTCATCCGACGCATGGAAGAGCGGAAGAAGTGCTCGGTGAAGTTGGTCGGTGAAAAACGAAGAGCAGAAGAGCAAGCCCCGATCGACGATCCGGACCTCCCGTGGTGGGTCCGGCATGACCCGGATGACGAACTCTGAGTGTAGGCGGTAGGGAGATGGCAGTAGACAGCGAGGAGGTGAACACCTCCGTGCCTATCCTTGCCTCCGTCCCCTCTGCCTACTGCCTACTGCCTACCGTGAGGAGCGAATGGCTAACCGATCCGAGAAGTCCGAAGCGGCGCCGCTCAAGCGGCTCACGCCCGAAGTCACGGCCGAGATCGAGAAGGCGCTGGCCGAGCTGGCAGCGCTCAAGTCCGAGCGGCAATTGTTGACCGACCTGATCGCCGACAGCAATGACCGGCTCAACGCTGTCGAGAAGCGGCTCAAGCAAGTTTGGACCGACGTCGACTCGATGCTCGATGACACGCTCTGAGCTCGATGAGGATCGATCCGCAGACGAGAAGAGGATCGATCCCCTTTTCCTCACTCAATGAGATGGAGTCTCCCTGATGCGCATTCGCGAACGCCTGGCCAGGGCGTGGGGCGCGCTCCGCGGCGTGATGAACGCGCCGTCGGGCACGGGCGCCGGCCCGATGGTTTCGGGAGGCCCCTTCCACCCCGACGCCTACGGCGCCAAGCGGGCCCCCACGCCCTGGGAGCTGGTCGAGAAGTACAAGTCGATCCTCTTCTTCTGCGTGAACTTGAACGCCTCGCGGGTCGCTTCGATCCCGCTCCGGCTGTATGCCGCCTCGGGGCCCGGCACCGGCATGGCCGCGCCGCGGCGGGCCTGCGGGCCGGTCCGGGTCCAGCGCACCGAACAGCTCCGGCTCCGCGGCCTGGAGTACCTCCACCGCTCCCAGGCCGCCGCGGACGAGATCCACGAGGTCACGAACCACCCGTTCATCGACCTCCTCGACCAGCCCGACCCGGACGGCTACTTCGACCGGACCCAGCTCATCGACCTGATCTGCCGCTACATCGACGTAGTCGGCACGTCCTACCACAAGCCGGTCGATTACGGCGCGTTCCCCGAAGAGCTCTGGCCGCTGCAATCGCAGTACGTGACGCCGGTGCGGCTCGGCAATACGGCATTCCTCGATAAGTACACCTATTTCGCCGAGAACTACCCGTTCAAGTCGATCCTCCGGATCCGTCTGCGGCCGTCGCTCCATGACCCTTACGGGGCCGGATACGCGGGCGCGCAGGCCGCGGTCGAGTACCTCGGCCTCGAGGACCAGTGGGTCTCGATCCAGTCGTCGGTCCTGGGCGCGGGACCCCGGATGGGGATGATCATCTCCTCCGACGGCAACATGCCGATCGGCAAGGACGAGGGGGAGAAGCTCGAGCGCGAGATGAATGCGAAGTTCGCCCGCGGCGGCGCCGGGCGGGTGTGGGTCAACAAGACGGGCCTCAAGGCGCAGCCGATCACCTATCCCCCGTCCGACCTGGGGGGCCTGGAGGTCAGCGACTACAACCTCGAACGCGCCTGCAATTGCCTCGACTGCCCTCCCACGATGTTCTCGAAGGAACAGAACCTCGCGAACATCCAGGCCGCTCGCGAGCTGCATTCGGTCATCGCCGTCGAGCCGCGGTGCAAGGCCATCGCCTCGGCCCTGACCCGCTTCGTCCGCCGGTACGACCCGCGGCTGTTCGTCGCGTTCGACCCGGCCGTGAAGGAAGACGAGGAGCACAAGGTCAAGGTCTTCGATCTGGAGATCCGCAACGGGACCATGACCCGCGCCGAGGCCCGCGCCGAGCGCGGCCGGCCCGCTTACGAGGGGAGCGAGATCCCGCTCGTCGCCGGCGGCCTGGGCTCCGTTCCGGGCGCGCGTGGCGCATCCATCGAAGGCCCCGCAACGCCCGGCCAGGGCCGGGCCCCGGCTCCGGCCGAGGAAGCCGATCAGGACCCCGAACGAGCGCAGGAGCTTCGCGACGATGACGACGATGGACCAACCTGAAAAATGCGACCATCCGGCCCAGGCCGGCGGCCTGGTCGTGCGCGCCTACGAGGCGATGATCGACGACGTGAAGCCCGGCGAGCGCTCGGTGGTGGCCAAGATCAACACCAATGCGGTTGATCGCTATCGGACCGTGATCGACCCGATGGGGGTCAAGCTCGACGCCTACCGCAAGAACCCCGTCGTGCTCTGGGAGCACGGCCTGGACCCGGTCCGGGGCCGCGTGCCGATCGGCCGCAACATCTGGATCAAGCCCCGGAAGCAGGAAGGGGACATCATCGCGAAGACGCAGTACCGCGATGACGAGTTCTCCCGCATGATCTTCGAGATGTACCGCGACGGAAGCCTGCGCGGCTTCTCGATCGGAGCCCAGGACGACCCGTCGGCCTGCTCGCCCCCCACGGCCGCCGAGGTCCGCGCCCGCCCCGAGCTGGCCGAGTGCCAGAGGATCTACCGCTCGGTCCATCTGTGCGAATACTCCTCGGTCGCCGTGGGCGGCAACCCCGAGGCGCTGGCCCTGGCCGTCAGCCGCGGGCTGTGGGTGCCGGAAGAGGTGCGATCCCTGCTCTCAGGATCGGAGTTGCGAGGGGAGGACGACCTTCCTGAGCTGCCGTACCGCGATGAGCTGCCCCCCTTGACCGGCCGCCGGCTGAGCGAAGTTCTCGAACAGCGCCGCGCCGCAATCCGTGCCTACGCCCGTCGCGAGATGGAGGACATCGAGGCTAGGCTCGACCTCCGCCGCGGCGTCGTCTGAAGACGGATCAACCGCAGAGAACGCAGATCGGAAAAGGTGGTCGGTGGCTGGTGGCTGGTGGTCGGTGAAAGACGAATTGAAGACGAGACGAGGAAGACACCTCTTAACCGACCACCGACCACCGACCACCGACCACCTTTTCCGATTTACGTTCTCTGCGGTTAATCTCCTTTCCTTTCTGTCCATCGAACGATCCGGCAAGGCGCCGGCCCGGAGCTTCCCTCGAGGAGGCAGGGCATGCCGCGCCCGGGGCCTGACGCGATTGGCTTTCGACCTGTCTGCCCAATTCCAATCACTTATCCCTTATGGAAGCCATAAGCCATGTGGATCAAGCTGCTGAGGGCCATCGAGGGCAAGGGCCCCGATGGGACCCGGAAGACCACCTATCAGGCCAACGAGGTCGTCGAGGTCGATGACGCCGTCGGCGATGCCTACATCCTTCGCGGCTACGCCGAGAAGACCACCGATCCGGCCAAGGCCGAGATCGACCAGTTCCGCGGGGCGTTCACCGACCTGCTCCGCACCGTCCGCGAGCAGGGCCAGGCGACCGGCGCCGCGGTCCGCCCCAACGTCAAGGTCGAGGCGGCCGAGTCGGAGGACGACAAGCTCGTCCGCACCGGCGCGTTCCAGTCGCTCGGGCACTTCGCGTATTCGACCTTCCGGGGGA